TTGTCTGCGAACCGGGTCACTAAAGTTTCGCATAAATTTATACCTGCTAAGCCGGCTATGTCTTCGGCTAGCTTTCTATTTGCATTACCTGTTATCAGTTTCATTAGTTGTTTCTGAAATAAGTATCTTCTATTCTTTTTAGTTCTTTATTGGCAATGTCTAATTGCCGTGTTAACTCTGTACACCTATCCTTATAATAATCTCGTTCTTGCTCTAGCTCTTGTCGCTCATCTAAATGATCTTCTATTTGTACTTCATTCATGATACCGTATTTATTTTAGAAGCTTCTCTAAGATAAATTCTCTTTCATCAATACCACCATGCTTTTGTATTACTGCATTAACAACATCATTTGGCACCCAACCGTATACACTTTCTGTTGGACCATGACCTGGTTCTTGCCAGTCTAACCATAGTGGTTCTACTTCAGAAGGATAACCTATTTCCCAGGCATCATATTTTTCTGCTATTGCTTTTGGTTCTGAATAATGTGCAGGACCTGCTTGGAGGGAAAACGAAAAACCGTCTCTACATATTAAGTTTCTAAAGACACGGAGTGTCTGTATGTCTAATCCTTTGTGTTTTAATTCTCTAAATGTTTTATGAAATCTATTTGCCCAATCAAAAATCGCAGTCGAACTCTCGTTGGGATTTGCTTCTGTCATACTTTCTAGACCTATCATAGTTCCTGTTTATCTTAATGATGTATCCTTCGTCTCGAAGTTCTTCACGAAGTCTGTCGTTTTCTGCTTCTAGCTCGTTACATTTACCTACGAGTTCATGAATGCGAGCTTCAGATTTTTCAAAAACAACTCGTAGTTGATCTAATAGTTCTTTCATGTTTTAGTATGGCTGAATACCACGTGGATCAGCAGGGGGGCCAAATGCGGCAGCCCGTCGACGATCTCTTGCTTCGTCGTCATCTGGTCCGCCTGGTAATAAATCGTCTGGTATACGTGAAGGTTTACTAGGTCCTTTTTTCTTAAGTTTAAGGATACCTGCATGTAAACCCATTGCATTTTGGATTGCAACTAAATTAGATGTCATTGCAGTATCTATATTATGACCAATAAGATTTTTAAGTTTAGGACTTGTTCCAAATCTATGAATCCAACTATCATTACCTGCTTCGGCAGCTTTATATAATTTTGTAGCCATATCTTTTGAGACACCCATAATTTCCATTTGCCTTGCTAAGTATTGAGCAAATCGCACTCCGTCTTCAAATGGTATGCTATATTTTTCTGTGCTTGAAAAGTCCTCTGGAGAAAATTTAAAAGATGCTTCGTTAATGATATCGTTAATTTTCATATACTATCCTAAACTGTTTTAAATTATTTATCTATACAGCAAATCCTTCTTTAATAATGTTAATCTTTTCATGAAGGGTTAATGCTTCTCCTTTTTCTATACATTCAAAAGCCGCACCGTCTTCTAACAAACGAATCTTATTAACTAGCTCCCACTTTGTTTTTCGGGCACCATCGAGGTCGTTTTCTAAAACAGCAATCCTTGATGCTACGTTAATCAAATCTTCTTTTGCCATCTCTAACATAATATCACGTTTACCACGGTTATAATCATTCATATCTTCTTTCGTGTATGGGTTAGCTAGTTCATAACCATCTGGAAGTAAAATATTTGATTTAGGAGTGCTTTGCCATTCGTTTTTCATATGCTCATTTGTTATATGATTAACTACTTTTACAAGTATTATACACTCTTAAGATCAAATGTCAACCAAAAATATTAAATACTTGGTTTATTTTTTAATAAATATACTATAATTAGAGTATAATCATGGCTACAAAAACACTTTTCAACGGATTTACAACAACTAGAGGACCAGCAATTAGAAAACTTCATGATCAAGATCTAGCCGTACAGGATTTAACAAATCATTTTAACACTAAAAAAGGCGAAAGGATTATGAATCCCGAATTTGGTTCTATTATATGGAGTTTAATGTTTGAGCCATGGGACGATACAGTAGAAGATGCAGTTAAAGAAGATTGTGCTGATATTGTTGCTCAAGATCCTAGATGGGCTCTTCAAGAAGTTTCAGCATATTCTAATCAAAATGCTATAAGTGTAGAATTAAGATTAAAGTATCAACCTACAGATAAAGTAGAACTATTAGCATTAAACTTTGACAGACAACTAAGCGAGGATTTATAATAATATGGCTACACGACAAGATGTATTATTTGCCGCAGAAGATTTTATAGCAAAATACCAATCATTCGACCAATCTAATTTTCAAGCATATGACTTTGATACCTTAAAAGCGGCTATGGTAGATTATATTAGATTAAACTATCCTGAAGATTACAACGACTGGATTCAATCATCAGAATTTATAAGTCTTATGGACTTAATAGCATTTGTTGGCCATAATACTGCATTTAGAACTGACTTTGCGACTCGTGAAAACTTTATGGAAACTGCACAAAGCAGAGATTCTATTTTACGATTAGCAAGATTTTTAGGTTATAATCCTACAAGAAATATAAACTCGTCTGGTGTTGTTAAAATTAAAACAATTAGAACAACAGAATCATTAATAGATTCAGATGGAACTAACATTGCAAATACTGATGTAGTATGGAACGACTCTACTAATGCAAATGCATATGAACAATTTATAATGATTATGAATTCTGCATTTGGTAGTACTACACAATTTGGTACTCCTTTTAAATCTATGAAATTAGATGGAGTTAATACAGAAGTTTATAAAATAAATTCATTAACTGAACAACAAGTAGTTTATCCTTTTAGTGCTACTATACAAGGCGAAGCATTGCCATTTGAAATATGTAATATAGACATAAATTCTAATGGTTATTTTGAACCTATGCCAGATCCTAATGCTAGTATAAATTGTTTATACCTCAACGATGGTAAAGGAAATGCTAGTTCTAAAACAGGATTTTTCTTTTATTTCAAACAAGGTACGTTAGAATTATTAGATACTCTAATTAATTTACCAATAGAAAATCAAGTATTAAATGTTGATACAGAAAATATTTGTAATGATGATGTATGGGTTCAAACTATTAACGAAGATGGTGCAGTTACAACCCCATGGACTCCTGTAGAAAATGTCACAGGATCTAATGTAATTTTTAATGCTATTAATAATAGTATAAGAGATATTTACCAAGTAGTGACTCAAACAAATGATGCTATAAGCATTAAATTTGCAGATGGTAGATTTGGTAATGCTCCTAAAGGTATTATACGAACTTGGTTTAGAAGTACTAACGGAGAAGAATATACAATACGAGCAGACGATATTCAGAACCAACAAATATTAATACCTTATTTTAGTAAGTTTGATAATCAATTATATGATTTATCTTTAACATTTGATTTAGAAGAGCCTATTAAAAATAGTGCAGCCTCAGAATCTAATACAAGCATTCAGACAAAAGCACCATTGGTTTATTCTACACAAAATAGAATGGTTTCTGCACAAGACTATGCAGTATATCCGTTACAAGCATCTACTAGTATTGCAAAAATAAAAAGCACAAATAGAGTACATAGTGGTCATACACGTTATGTAGATATTAATGATCCTACAGGAACCTATAAAGATTTAACAATATTTGGTGACGACGGATACGTATTTGAAGAAGAAACATTTTTAAGAAAAACATTATCTACTGGGACAGGATTAACATCTACTCAAATTATAGATCAATTTATACAACCATTTTTAGATGAAACACAAGTAGAAAATTTTTATTATCAAAAATATAAAGCAGATTTTGTTTGGTCACAAGGAACATCGGTAGATAGTTTATATTATAAAACATCCGATGAAACAGGGCAGGCAGCCAATATGTGGACTTGGAAAAAAGTTACAGGTACTACAAGACAGTCTACAGGATACTTTACACATGGCGTAAGCTCGCCATTAATGACTCCAATAGGTCCTAATGCAACCCAGGCAGTGGCTAAATTTTTAGTAGAAGGTGCTAATGTTGAATTTGCACAAGTTGATTCTAGCGGAGAATTTGTAGAAAATTCAGAAACAATTTGGGCAAGCATAACTGGTTTGTATGGCGATGGTCGAGGCATAACCGATTCTTCATTATCATACACAGGAAAAACAAAAGAAGGTTATGGTACTGTTACCTTATCAAGAAACATACCAGACGGTTTAAGAATAAAACGTATAGCACCTGCATTTAATAGAAAGTTTAGTTCTGCTTCAAGCAACAATGAAATAAATGCTATTAAAACACAATTAGATGCAAACAATTCTTTTGGTATACGATGGGATCATCGTAACAACAAATATGAAATTGTATTAGGTGTAGATTTAGGCGCATCACAAAGTACTGCATTTAGTTTAACTGAAAGCACCGCAGGTACACAATCAGATAATAGTTATCTTATAAGAGTAGAATATTATTCAGACCAATGGGTATTTTTAGCACGATGTATAAAATATAATTTTGGTTCTGTTGCAAATGTTAGATTTTATAATCAACGATTAGGCAATAAACTAAGTAAAGTAACAAAGAAGTCTACAAAAGATTCTATAAAAATATTAAACATTAATTTAGGTCCTTTGCCTAGTTGGTCATCAACTACAACCTATGCAATAGGTGATAAGATAGTATATAACGGAACTCAGTATACTGCTAAAACTGCACATAGTAATCAAACTCCTTCGTCGACATCAACTCATTGGACAGTTAATGCTGATGGAACAGGACTTGCAACTACATTACTACCAGCAGACTATGATTTTGATATTGAAGGTTATTACACATATGACGACGGATACACAGATCCTAGAAGAGTATTATTAAAATTTGCAGATACAAATAAAGATTATGTAATAGATGATCCGTTTGCATTCGAAAGTGTAGTAGGATCAAATCAAATTTTTATAACAGATATTCAAGATGGTAACTACACATATAAAACATTAATGATTGATACACCGCCTCAAAAAACAGACGGTACTATAAAGTATTGGGAATCAGCTACTTCATATGCTTTAGCAGAAAAAGTAGAATACAATGGTTCTGAATACGAATCTAAAATAGCTGGTAACTTAGGTATACTACCAACTAACACAACAAATTGGAAATATGTAAGAGACTTATCATATCAACAATTAACAGGTAGATCGAGTATAAGATTTAAATGGGCCCATGCTGCAAGCGAAGATACAAGAATAGATCCAGCAGTTACTAACATAATAGATACTTTTGTTTTAACAACAACATATAACACAGAATTTAGAAACTGGGTAAAGAATGACAGGCGGGCTCAATACAAACCGTTGCCTCATACTACAGAAGATTTACAAAAGATGTTCGCAAGTTTAGAAGACGCAAAAACTTCGTCGGATACAATAATTTACAAATCATCTGAATATAAAATATTATTTGGAACAGAAGCAGACTATGCTTTGCAAGCAAAATTTAAAGTAGTTAAAACACCTAGTACAAGTTTAACTGATAACGAAATAAAGGCACAAATTGTAGATTACATAGATGAATACTTTGATCCTAATAACTGGGATTTTGGTGAAACATTTTATTTTACAGAACTAGCAGGTTATGTACATAGAAATATGATAGGTATTATTTCTTCCTTTGTAATTGTACCTATTAATTCTGCCTCAAGGTTTGGTAACATGTTTCAAGTAACACCAGATGCACACGAATTGTTTATAAGTGCTGCAAAAGTGTCAGATATAGATATAGTAGATTCTTATACAGAATCCAATATTAGAATAGCTTCGGGCTTGGTCGAAACACCAACCGCAGTAACTAGTATTGTTGGTACATCAACTTCTACTTCATCGAGTAGTTCAAGTGGTAGCTCAGGCGGGACATACTAATTATGGCTGATTATAAAAGTAATCCGACAACATCTAAAAGTAAAGAAGAAAAAAGATCTTCTGTTAATTTATTACCAGAATATTTACAAACAGATACAAATAAAAAATTTTTAAATGCTACATTAGATCAAATGATAGCAAAAGGTACACCTGTAATAAAGTCTGGTTATATAGGTAAAAATAATAGTATTATTAGAAGTGCAACAGATGATGTATATTTGCGTAGCAAAACAACATTAAACAATAGGTATCAATTAGATCCTACAGTAATAAGTCAAAATGTATCTACGTTAGAATATGAATCTGCAATACCATACGACGATATTGTTTCTAAATTAGATTATTTAGGTAGTAAAACTACTAATTTAGATAAATTATTTTTAGATAACAATTACTCCTGGACACCTCCAATTAACTATGATATGTTTGTTAACTGGAATAGTTACGTATGGCTACCTTTTGGATTACCATTAATAGGATTGCACGGTGAAACAAAAGCCGGTATACAAGGCAAGCGAACATATACTACATCAGCACAAATAATATATGACAGTAAAACTTTAACATTAGAAAACGGTATGAGACTTGCGTTCTCTGATGATAATAAAACATATGTTGTCACAGGCGTAGGGGCAAGCATAGACTTAGTTGACGAAAGCACATTATGTTCTGTTACAGAAGATTCTATGGGTATTGCTACTCCTACATTAGCAACAGGTACAGTTGATACTTCGTCGGGTTCTGTTGCTTCGCCTACAATAACAGATGCAGGGACAAACTATTCATATAAACCATTTACTAATGTTTATGATAGCACAGGTGGACCAACTACTCATGCAATATTACAATGCGAAGTGTCTGCTACAGGCACATTAGAAAATTTATCAGCAACAACAACAGGGGCCGGTTATGCAACGTCCGGAGTAGAAATAATGTTTATGGGCGGACAAATTGCAAGACCTCCTTATATAAATGCAAATAAAGATATTACATACAAACATCAATATATTTGTATGGATCGTGTATCTCGAGATAATAATATATGGTCAAGAATTAATTGTTGGTATCATATTGATACAGTAAAAGCAGTTAATAGTATATTAGGTCTTACGCAATCATTTAAGATAGATGGATTATTAACTGATAGTGATTATGCTCAACGACCTATTATTTGCTGGGAACGAGATCTGCAACTTCATAATTACGGAACACATTATAGACCACCAGTTGATATTGTAATTACAGAAGCAATGGATCCTGCCGATGCTACAAGTGGTTGGAGGTTAGTTGATAGTTCGGGTCCGGAAGCAGAAACACACGACGGATATGTTGTGCAAGCAAATGACAGAGTCCTTTTTACAAATTCTACTAACGCAACATATAAAAATAAAATTTTTACGGTTGTGAGTAACAATACAGGAGCAAGTGGTTTAAATCCTGTAACTGATGGTAGAGGTAGCGGTTCACCTACACATGGCGATGTAATAACATGTTTAGAAGGAGCAACATTAAAAGGAAAAGATTATTGGTTTGATGGTAAAACACAAACATGGATAGAATGTCAATCTAAGTCTAGTGCAAATTCGTCTGTAAAATTTGAATTGTATGATACAACATTTCATCCCTTGTCAGAATACAACGAAACGGATTTTTTAGGTAATACTGTTTTAGAATATTTAGAAGATAAAACATCTTCAACAAGAACAGAAGATACATATTTAGATTTTCCTTTAACATACGGAACTACTAATTATTTGTCTTCGACTAATACTTCAAATTTAATTTTTAATAATTCATTGCAAGAAACAGTATATCAATATGATAGGGGTACTACACCTAAAGATATTTTAGGATTATATTATGTAAGAAAATATGATAGGGATACACAAAAATATTCATATAATAACTGTTGGACAGAAAGTTATAAACCTGTTCGAACACCCATAACTGTAACGCAAGACGTTACAAAAGCAGATGATGATTTTGTAATTAATTTAGGAACAACAAACTTTGAACCAGAAAGAGATTATTGGTTAGAAGCAACCGCGACAGGTTGGACTTTTTGTTTAAAGTCGGCATATGGTAATGAAAAAATAACAGGCATAAATCCAACTTTATATCTTGCTAAAAACAAATCATACACATTTGAAACAACAAATGGACAGACTGCATTTCAAATACAAGATGCAGGAGGAACTGCTTATTCTGGTAATTCGGGTATTACTAATAATAATACTAACGACGGAACTGTTACTTTTAATATTGTTGAAGGAGAAACAAACGATATTTTATATTACTCGGCTCCAAATAGTACAACAGGTAAAATTATAATAGTTGACGAATTACAAGAACATGGTTGGCCTGAAGTATGTCATAACGGAAAAAAATTAAAACGCAATACACATTATATTTTTAATGGCGGAAATGTAGTCATACCATATGAAAGTTCGGGTACCGATGAAACAGTATCAGACAGTGGTGTTCCTGTATTTTCTCCAGCTGACCAAACAGAAAGCAAAGAAAATTTACTTACAATAGGAGATGTTGTAGATGTAAAGTTTCGTACAACAGACACTAGCACAACAAATGAATGGGCGTATGATGTTCCTAAGGCCCTTAAAAATAATCCTAACAACGAATCGGTAGGACAAATTCAATATTCAGAATTATTTAATCATTTTATTGATATAATAGATAAACAACCAGGATTGGTTGGAGTTGCATTTGGTAGTAATAATTTTAGAAACAATAGTAGATCTAAACAATTTGGTGGTACAATAAATCATCAATTATCGTCATTGTTAAAATTAGGATTAACTTTAAGTGACGAAAATTACGACTTACAATTAGCATTAGATTATGCCGCAGATAATTACGATGTATTTAAAAGAAAGTTTTTGCAAAAAATAGAAAATCTATATGCATCTATGGCAGGTGGTACAAAAATTAGTGCATTAGTTGATCAAGCATTGTATGATTTAAATTTAGGTAAGAATAATACATTTCCCTTTGCAAATAGTGATATGGCATATTATTTTAATATGGTGGAAAAAACATATAGTGTCACTGCATCCGAAACTAATTTTAATTTACCTAGAAATATCACAAGAACAAAACAATATAAAAATCATGTATATGTTTATACAATAGACACCAACGATGTTGAGACATATTTAACAAGCGATTTGTATACATTAGATACCGATTCAGCAACTAATAAAATTACGTTAGATAGTGCTGTTAGTTCGGGCAAAGTTGTAATAAAAGTTAGTATCGATCAAGGGTTAAGTTTTATTCCACCAACATTGGCAAAACTAGGAGTTGTTCCTGCAATTAAACCAACACACTATGTAGATGACACAGGGCAACGTACAGTAGTTGTTATAGAAGGGCATGACAGATCTAAAACTATTGCTAATGCATCTAGTATATCAGGATCAGGTAGTGCATTAACTGGTGCAATTACAGATTATAGAGATAAAGCATTACTTGAATTAGAAAATAGAATATACGATCACATACAACCTTCTTTTAAAAATAAACGTAAAGATTTAAGTTCGATACCAGGAAAATATAGAACGACTACAACTACAAGAACAGAGCAAAATGCTTTTTATTATGATGGTTTTAATTCCTTTAGAATATCTAAAGGAATACAAGATTTAGCAAATACATCATATGAAGCAAATAATAAATTTACACATAATTATTCTTCTACACAATCTGAAGGTATAGGATTTTGGAGAGGTATTTACAAATATTATTTTGATACAGATAGACCACATACACACCCTTGGGAAATGTTAGGCTTCACAGAAAAACCTAGTTGGTGGGATGCTAATTATGAATGGGTTAATGCTACTAAACGCAATAAATTAATAGAGGCATTACAAAAAGGTATTATATCTGATCCTACTACACCTAGCGATCCTGTTGTTCAAGATATTAATGTTGCAAGACCGAGTGCTACGTTTCCTGTTGCTACAGATGGCACTTTGCAAGATCCTGATACTTGGGCGTTAACTTCACCTACTGCTAAAGATGCAAAAAGTAATTTTAAATTTGGTGATGGCGGTCCAATTGAAACTGTATGGAATAGAAGTTCGTTATTTCCTTTTACTGAATCCAAATTTTTATTTTCAAGGCAACCAGCAAAATATTTAGAAACTAATTATGATGTATTGGATAGAATAAACGATGGTGAAACCAACACCACTATTAAAGTTACAGTCGCAGATAGCAAGTTTTATTTAGATGGTGTAAAACAAAAAAAGTTAGTATTACAAAAAGGAACAACGTATACATTTGACTTAACCGACGCATCAAATAACACACATGATTTTGAACTGTCAGAAACATCAGACGGGACACGAGCAGGCGGATCAAAATATACAACAAATTGGGACGAAACAACTGCAACTAAGCCTACATTTAAACCTGCTTCTAATGCACCTGATGTATTATATTATTATTGTTCAGCACATGATGGTATGGGCGGAGCAATTGAAATAGTAGATGTTGTTCAAGATAATCAGATTATATCTGATAAAACAAAACAACGACATAATGCTAATTTATTATATACTCATAATGAAATAGATACAACTAATTTATCTAGGCGTGTTTTGGGTTTGCAACAACCTATTATAGATAGATTAATGTTTTTAGGTAATAATATATTTGAAGATTTTTCTAGAAGATTACGACAGTTAAATGTAAAACTAAGTTACAAGATGCAAGGATTTTCTAAAAAATCTTTAACATCATTATTAGCAGATAGTTTACAATCAGAGAAGTCAAACAATTTTGTACCACAAGATGATATGACGATTAAATTTCATACGTCTGCGCCTTATAATTATTATTCATATAGCGGTGTCGAAATTGTAGCAACTTCTACAGGATATAAAGTTTACGGATTTAATAATGAAAGACCGTACTTTACTATATTAGAATCATTAAAAGAAACGATATCACAAATTACAGTAAGTGAAACAAATATTCAATTATTTACTGAGTTTAGTACAGATACAAAAAGTATAGATTATGGTACAGAATATAAATCAGCAAACGATGTCTATAATTTTTTAATTGCATATGAAAAATATTTAGAATCTATAGGTTTTGAATTTACTAATGCTAACCAAGACAAAGCATATGAAAATTGGACATTGTCAGCTCAACAATTTATTACTTGGTCAGAAACTAATTGGGGCACTGATACTTCTATTAAATTAAGTCCGGCAGGTAATTTATTACATTTTAATCATAATCACGGACATGTAAAAAGCAACGAATATGAATATGGTAGTTACTTTTTAGATGCAGATAAATCTTTATTTAATTCTACAAATATTGATGTAGACAGGCAATTAAATTATATGACTGTTAAGCCTAAAGATTCTGATAAAGCAATCTATGGTGCATCCCTTGTGTTATGTGATTATGAACATTTATTAATAATTAATAACAAAACAATATTTGACGATATAATTTATTTTCCAGTATTAGGAGATGCTAAACAAAGATTTAAAATAGAATATTTACAAACTCCAGAATGGAATGGTACTTTACATGCTCCTGGTTATCTAGTACATGGCGATACAGTATATGAAAATTTTGATAAAACAACTGCAAATATTACAGAAGGGTATTTTAATGTAGAACAAACTGTTTTAAATGATAACATTATAGACATCGCTAGAAAAAATATTGGTTACGAAAAGAAACAATTTTTAAGAAATATGCGACTTTCTAATGATTCGCAGTTTCAATTTATGAAGGGTGTAAGCCATTTAAAAGGAACGCCTGAAGTCTTTAATAGATTAACACGAAGTACATTTTTATTAGAAGCAAGTGTTGATATTAGTTTAGAGGAAGAATGGTTATTTAGATTAGGAGAGTTTGGTCCCGAAACTCAACAAGCAACTCGAGAATTTACATTAGATAAACCAGCGATTAAAACAAATCCTCAAGTAATTGATTTTGGTCAAACATACGTAGGGCAAGCAACAGATATAGACTATGATGATATTATTAATTTATTACCTGGCGATTCTCGATGGTTAGAACAACCTACTACTACTCCGTCTATAACATTTACAACAAGAGCAAAGTTTGATCAATCTATTGATACTATTACGGAAATAGAAACATACGAAAAAGATTTACCAAATGCTGGTTATCCTAAATTAGAAGAAACAACATATCAAAAATTTAATTTAGATGATCTGCCTTCATTATATACAACATATTATAATGATGAAGATTCTATGATTTATAAGTTGCTTCAAACAACTAATTGGAAAGATACGTATACATACGCAGAAAATTATTATGTCAGATATAATGGTAAGCGTTGGCGTTCTACAAGAACTATAAATGCTGCGGCAAGAAGTATCCAAGGAGTAGTAAATGCAAACTACTCTGTATTTTATTCTGATGGATCTCTAAAAGAAGTTGTATTAGAGAAATGTGTTTTTAGTGCCGATGGTGTTACAAAAGTTAGTGAAACAACTACATCTTCTGCATATGATCCTTATGCATCAGGAGTAACTGGAGTTAATGCTAGATTAGGATCTTACAATCATACGTATTATCCTGTTTCTGCAAGATTAACACAGGGTACTTCTTCAACAGGAGTTGTATATACAGGCGCAGATGCTAATAGTGATTATTCATATGTATTATCTTTTGCTCAAGGCATCATACCGGCGGCTAATGCACCAGCAGATGATTCTATAATTTATCTAAATGCTTTTAATTATAAAACAGATGCAGAAGCGGCAGATACAACTATTAGTGATAGATGGGTAGAAGCAGGTGAGGAAGGTATATTTAATGTTTGGGTTGCTGATACAGGTTCAGGTGATTGGTCTGCTTTTAACTTACAAGATGATGATTTTGGTTGCGAATTAATATGTAAAGGATACGAAACAGGAGACGAAGCATTAATAAAGTTAAACAAAGAACATCAATTATCAATAGGAGATTATGTTTTAATTTTAGGTGCAGAATTTAATCCTGATTTAAATGGCATTCATAAAGTAACAGGATTTCCAACAGGCAAAGATTGTGATACTTGTGGTTTAAGAAGTGTTAAACAATTTTATATAGATGAATATGTTGGTGATAACGAATTATATGGTAAAGTATTTCCTTTGCGTAGTGCAAGGTTTGATACTACAACAGATTTATATTCGACTATAAGTGATACAAAATATGAATTTAAAACAGGTGAGTATGCCTATGTAGATAATTCTTATACCACGCAAGAATTTACAATAGGTGTTGTGGATACTAGTGGATCGTATAATCCTTATGCAACGTCTGAACAAACATTTGCTTCAGTAACAGATTATACATTATCATATTCGACAACAACTGCCAATGTAGATGTGTTTGTTGGGTCATTTAGAACTAAGATACCGCAACAGGCAAATAACATATCAAATTATACTGTTACAGGAAATTCAATTAGTTTTAATTCTGGCAATATAGGTAGTGCATGGGGAGCAGGACAACCTTTATTAATTGTTTATAAAGATAGAAATAACGGATACAGTACTTTTACATATAATGATGCAACAAAATCTTGGATTTCAGTTAGAGCTCAACAACCTAAAGCAGATACAGCACAAATAGCAAATATAATTGTATACGATCATAAACAAAATAGAGAATTAGCAAGAGCAGAAACTTGGGATCCTTTCAAAGGAATAATACCTGGTATAGCAGAAAAAGAAATAGAAGTTACATCAGGGTATGATCAGGCTTTGTATAATGCAACTACTCAAGATAAAGAAACATTAACAACAACTCGAAGTTGGGGAGCAGAACAATTAGGTACAACCTGGTGGAATTTAAATACGGTTCGATATTTAGATTACGAACAGTCTGATGATCCTGATTACACATTTAAGAATTGGGGTAAACAATTTCCTGAATCAAGTATTGATATATACGAATGGACTAAAAGTACAGTAACACCCGACGAATGGTTAACTTTAGTTAATGGTTCTTTTGTACTAGATGGAGAAATATGCTCAGGAGAAGCATATACAAAAACTCTAAGCGGTGTAACACATTATTACTGGAGCGAAGAGGAAACAATAGATCCGTTTACAGGAACAACAATTACATATTACTATTTTTGGGTTAAAAATAAAACAAGTGTACCTAGGTCAAAGCCATTTAGAGAGATATCATGTAAAGCGGTTACTGATTATTTAAATGATCCTACTAGGTCGGGCTTATTTTGGGCAAGTCCTAGCGGAACATCTAGTATTATAACTGGCAATATTGGGGATCAATTAACATCTAATTCAGTATTTCAGGTTAATTTTTCGAGTACAGTAGCAAACAAACATAAAGAATGGATTAAGATAAAAGAAACTAATACAGATACAGAAATTCCTAATACGTTTGCTAAACGAATGCATGAAAGTATTTTAGGTATCGATGAAAACAAGGATGTTCTTGCACTAGCAGGTGTTGAACAAACAAATAGCAATGCAATTAACACATTTAATTCCGAATGGAGTAATAAATTAAATTATAATGCAAATGATGTTGTTAAAGTAACAACTAATAATGTTGCAAAATATTATAAAACATTATATGATATAAGTTTAGTATCTACTAATTTAAAATTAGCAATAGATAACCAAACCAATACTGTAAATGTTAGAATTGGTGCTAACGAAGCACAACGATTTAATTTTCCTGCTAGAATTATAATTGATCCACCGCCTCCGGCATCAAATACATTTGGTTTACCTTATGAAAATGTAACTGCATATGCATATGCAAATATTGTAAGCGGAACAGTAGATAGTATAACAGTAGTAAGAGGGGGCCAAGGATATAGTACAAGCACAAAACCAACTATATGGATTGAGCCACCTGAAGATCCTACAGGTACGCAAGCCACAGTAATTGCAGGAGACATAACAGTTAATAATGATGGTGTTATAACAGGTATTACAATGAATGCCTCTAGAAAAGGCTCAGGGTATTCACAATCATATGCTGTTATAGATCAAGGTGAATCAGATGAAGAAATAGTAAAATTAAAATACTTCGATGAGTATGCAACTAGACGATTTGTATCTGATTTTAATGCACTAACTAATGGTGCATTTGAATTAGAAACAACAGACACGTGGTCTGTATCTCCTGGATCTATCGCACCTAGTGGAGAAGTAGCAACTGTATCATTAACATCTGCATTAGGTACAACATACGAAGCAAGCACAACATATTCAACAACAGGAGGCACTGGATCGGGTTTTACTTGTACAGTTACAGTAGATGGTAATGGTGCTATTCAAACAATAAATGTAGTAAATGGTGGTGGCGGTTATGCAGTTAACGATTCATTGAGTATTACAGGCGGAGATAATTCTGCTATAATTAAAGTTGCAACTGTTAATACATCTGATATAATTTATGGTAATGCATCAGGTCTATATACTGGAACTTCTAATAATACAGTCCATTATGTAGGTATAAAAGGATTAACTGCTAGTGACGGAATTGGTGATACTGTAAATTACGTAGGAAAAGCACTTATCAGAACATATACTCAATTAGATTCTGTTAAATTAAAATATGGTTCTGTAAATAGCGATGGAGATTTTAATACATACACCGCAGTCGATTTAACACCAACTGCATCTTCACAAAATAGTTCGTTGTCTGCAGAAAGAGTGTATGCTTTTACTGGTGAATTTACAACTACAAGCAATACATATCATGCATTATGGTTAGAAATTACACCTGGCCATACAAATGGATTTACATTATTAATAGATAATTTACAATTTGTAAACCCTGCAACAGGCGATAGAATTATAATTGAACGAGGCCAACAAAGTACAAGTGCTGCCGCACATGATCAATATTCTACATTTAGAGAATTAGGAGATTTTAGTAGTCAACCATGGTTTGAATTATTAACGTATTCGTTTATTGATGATAGGACATTAGTTGTTGATGCGCCTAACATGGTTCCTAGTTTAAGACTAAATGAAATTTTTAGATATGGTAGCCAAATAAGACCATATAAACAAAGTTGGATTAAAAATAGATTAGAAGCGATAAGGGTCTTAATTCAAAAAGCAAATGAATTATTATTGAATATTAATTTAAGTGATTCACAATTAAATTGGAAGAAAAATTTAGGTGGTTCTTTTACTAAAGGTAATTCTACTTTTAATCCGCAAGATTATTGGGAATATACAGATTGGTTTCATCCTGATTATACAGTTAGTTCTTCCTCGGTGGCTCAAATAACTGCTACAACAAGAAATGAATTGTACGACGTTGATAATGATTTGTATTCTGTTGTTAGAGTAGATAGTGATGATACAGATGGTAACTGGGCATTTTATCAATGGGTTAATGAATCATGGTTTAAAATAGGTAAACAAAATGGTACTATACAATTAAAAAATACATTATTTAATGTTCAAGATATTGATGCTGGTTGGGATGCTGCAGAATGGGATATCGGTGGCTGGGATAAAAATTATACTAATGAACTACAAGCAATTTTAAAAGGACTGCACGAAGACATTTTTATAGGCACATACAAAATTTATTACAAACAATTATTTTTTGCATTAATAAAATACATTTATTCTGAACAACAAAATTTAGATTGGGTTGCAAAAACTACGTTCTTAGAATTGAATAGAAAAACACCAGGCGAACTTAAACCTAGGAGTTTTGATGTAGGTGCCGAACAAGATATATTAGATTATCTTAATGAAGTTAAACCATACCATTCTAAAATTGAAACTATATTTGATTCTAGAACATTTAACGAAGAGACAAATGTAAACGCAGATGAGGTAGTAGATATAAGAGTTCAAACAAACTCGGCAAGCACAGCAGGCACAGTTACAGCAGGCTCAACTTATGATGTAAGTTCAGAAGAAAATGATGTTAGAGGCATTACATTTAACAACGATGGAACAAAAATGTTTACTGTTGGTACAACCGGAGACGATGTAAACGAATACACACTCTCAACGGGATTTGATCTTTCATCAACGGTTACTTTTGTAGACAGCTATGCGGTTACACAATGTCCAAATCCAACCGCAGTTAAATTTAATGCAGATGGAACAAAAATGTTTGTTACTGGTGTAGGCAATAGTAATGTTCATCAGTATGCTCTGTCAACTGGTTTTGATGTATCAACAGCAAGTTTCACCCAAACACTTGTTACAACTGTTGACAATGATAATTTTGGACTTGATTTCAAAGATGATGGAACTAAAATGTATATCACCGGAAATCAAAATAACAAGATATATGAATTCAATCTATCCAGTGCATTTGATATTTCGTCAGCAACATTCAATCAAGATTTAAGTGTAACTGCAACAGACGTAGAACCATTTGGTATAGAGTGGAGCCCTGATGGTAAAAAATTGTTTATTGTTGGTACACATGGCAATGGTATAGATTTATTTAAGGCATCTACAGCGTGGGATATATCAACATTAACACATAGTGAATTTTATTCTCTAGGAGGTAATCCTAGTGGTATACACATCAGTCCAGACGGTACAAAAATGTTTATTGCAGGAGATAACACCCAACTAGTAAAATCATATACACTTTCGAATGCATATACATTTACAAATACAAGCTCAACTTCAACAACAGATAGTAGAGCATTTAGAATGTTTATTGATAATACAGGTACTAGGATGTATGAAGTAATTATTAATGCCGACCAAACTACTGCGGCAGAAGATATAGATGCTACCGAAACTTCTATTACTGTTACTGATGCTACTAAATTACCTGGTTCTGCTACCGAACCTGGCGAAATAATGATAGGAGCAGAAAGAATTAGATATGAAAACACAAGTGGTAATACATTAATTAATTGTACACGAGGTGTTGCCGGAACTGCGGCTACAACTCATGCAAATGGTTCTGTTATTGTATCAGCAGGACCAACAACTGCTATACCAGTGAGTCCTGATCCTGAATCTTGGCCTGCATTTGATTCATTAGATGGTACAACTCAGTCTAATGCTACTATGGCAGGAGTTTCAACAATACATGGAAAATCAGTCACTGAAGGAACCATATAAATATTAATAAGGTAAAATAATGAAAAGTAATCTTAATATAAACATGCACGGACACGTTAAAATATTTGACGTAGATACAGGAGAAATTCTTGTAGATAAGCCTAATAAAATACATGCTGAAAACATGAGTAGATGTATTGCAACGGCATTAAGTAATAAAGATTATTTTACATTATACGAAATGCATTTTGGTAATGATGGTACAATTATTGATGCACAAGGTAATCTAACGTATCGTGAGCCTAAAGTAACATTTGCTAATGACGATTTGTATAACGATAAATTTTTTAAAAATATAGATACTTTAGATTCGGATAACACAGATACATCTGCAAATAAAATTGATATTGCATACACAGATGGAAATGCATTTACAGATATTATAATTACATGTACATTGAATTATGATGAACCGATGCAAAGCGATTCTAATTTTAATTTAGCAGGAGTTGATCAAAACACAACAGACGGCACCACAGATGGTAACTTTGTATTTGATGAATTAGGTCTTAAGTCGAAATCAGCAGACGGCAGAAACCAAGGACTATTATTAAGTCATGTAGTTTTTCATCCAGTACAAAAGAGTGCAAATAGAAAAATACAAATTCTATATACCATAAAAGTAAGAACTAATTACACAGCGAGTTAAAAGGTGATAATATGCCATACAATGTAAAAAATTATAAAGGTACTGCTATTGCAAGTGTTCTTGAAGGAACAGTAAACAATCAAACTAGTTTGAGTTTAGTAGGCCAAAACTATAAAAATTATGGAGAATTAATTGCAGAAAATTTTGTTCATATATTAGAAAATTTTGCAAGAGATATTGCTCCTACTAATCCTACTGTCGGGCAACTTTGGTATAAGCCAGAAAATGGACAGTTATATATTTTAGACCAAGATGCTAATGCTAAGACTAAATGGAAGTCAATGGCATCTATAGAAATATCATCTTCTAATCCTGTGCAAGCAGGAGCATATACGCCTCGTGAAGGCGACTTTTGGTTTGATAGTTCTGCTGATAAAGGTATATTAAACATAAGATATAAAGACGACGAAACAGGCGAATTAACATGGGGTCAGTTAAGTGTACCTGTGTCTGCTGATGCTACATTGTTATTTCAAACAATATTTGATGATACAGGAAACACATCTACAACACCTACAGGTCATTCTGCTATTAAATTTGTAGTAGATAATAGAGTACTTGCCATTTATTCTGCAGGTACTACACCATGGTCTCCGTTATATAATAGCGGAAATGATTTAACAGTAACAGTAGGTAGTACAGCAACAACATATGGCGTCGAAAAGCATCCCGATGGTACTACTTTGTACGATACTTTTAGTACTATTAATCCTGGCTTAACAATGTCTGGACCATACGATCCTAATTTAATTGCAGGAACACAGACAGTAGCAGGTAAAGAATATGCACTTACTTTTGCCGAACCTGCTGAAGCAGACGGTACTACTGCCGAAGGATATCCAATTATTAATGCTACAACAGGTGCAGTTTCGGATATTGTTATTACAAATAAAGGTAGCGGATATTCAAGTGTACCTTCAGTCACAATTTCACCAGGACAGAACAATGGTACTGCTCCTACATTAACCGCAGTTAGGGCAGCCAGTGGGGAATTTCAAGATAAAATAACAAGTGTTACTGTCGGAAATGACCAAGCATATAGATCTGCCAATAGTATAGCTGGTACGGCTGTCGACGGCGGTACAGGATACTATACGCCTCCAACAAAACCTGCAATGACCGGTAGTGTTAGGGTCGGAGCAAGAGTAGATGATTTTATAGATTTACGTAACATACAATCCGGATTTGGTAGACGGGTTAAGAAAGTAGATATTTTAAATGCAGGTAATAATTATGTTAATGGTACTGCCTTAGTTATTTCTGCACCTACAGGCGAAGGTTCGGCAGTCCAGGCTGCAGGAACTATACTATGTTCTACTTCACCTGGACCAATTACAGGAATTAATATTACTAATTATGGTGACGGATATGTTGCGGCACCGACTGTTACAACAACAGGTGGTGATAGTAATGCAAGTTTGCAAGCAGTATTAGGAGACAATAGGTTATTATTAGATCCTAATGCAATTAGTGGCGACAAAATACATGGCGGAAACATATCGCAGTTTGCTTCTAGTGCAATAGCAGATAATACAGATTGGACAAGAAACGATCCTAGTATAGAAGCGGTTACATTAGAGGACGGATACGATGGTTCTGGTGTAACAACAGTTCATAACTCCGATCAAGCATTATGGAATAGTGTTGAAACTATTACAGGTTCCGCTGGTAGTTATCAAATGACAATTACAGACGAATCAAATCCGCTTACAAGACGACGAGCTGGTTATGCAGAGGTTGCGTTTGAGCGTGAACAAACATTAAATGCATCAGGTTCGTCTAATGATGCTGTTACTGCCGACGGAGCATTTAGGATTAAAGGCGGAGCTCATATACAGAAAAATTTACATATTAATGGAGGGTTATCTGTATCTGGCGATGTTATACATGGCGGTACAGTAACACAATTAGAAACACAAAATTTAGCAATACAAGATAATTTAATACAACTCAATTATAGACAAAAAGATATAGGCAACGATAGCGAATTTACAGGTGTTTCGGGATTATTTGTTGATAGAGGAAAAAGCAGCGGTACTGAATTAGCCAAAGCAGTTTTATTATGGGACGATACTGCCGATGCTTTTACTACAGATAATTATTGGAAACTAGGAACCGCAGCTTCTGTTGTTGAAGATTCTAGTGATGCAGAAACAAAAAATGCCGATAGTGTTACTGGGTTTGCATTAGGCAATTTAGATGTTAAACAAATTTTAGCATCCGAAGGTGGTAAGTTAGATATTGTTAGTGATAATAGAACACACGGATCAGTAAGTGGTAGAAGTATAGGCGGACATATTACAAATTATAACGGATTTACGCAAGACGTAACATCTGCTTCATATCCTTATAATGGTGAAAATGATTTTATAATTGTTGATCAAGACGAAAGAATACTAAGAGGCGAATTTAGATTTTATAGAGATGCATTTCCTACTGATGGAAGTGACTCCTTAATTAATGGTACAGATACTGCTTCAACAGGAGGTACATCATCTAGTAAGGTTAGTGCATTATTAAGTGATAGTCCCCAATCAGGTGGTACAGTAACATATATGAGGGGATCAGGAGGACCACAAAGATACGGTAGTCCTGGAGGTTCTGCTGTAGATAATACTGCATTTACATGGGACGGATCTAATAGTCTTAACGGATTTTTAGAAGATCCTGTATGGGAAGTAGGTACAGGTCATGCAGTAGCATTGCGTGAAGGCAGAAGTATTGGCTGGAATGGTCCTAGAGTACATATACATGATACTGCGGCAGTTCCAGGGACAGGTGCTCTTGTTATGCCTACTATTGCAGTAAATGGTAGTTTTCCTTCGGGCGGTACAACTGTTATTACTGGCGGTAAACATTATTCTGAAACAGACAAAACTGCAATCGTAGGCGAGTCAAGAGATACATTGCAGGCAGCCAGTCCTGGTATTGCAACTGGAGGTTCTATAACCACAGGGTATACATCAGGAGTACTTACATCAGCAACACAGGGAGGCACTGGTGCCGACTATAGAATGCGAAAGCCTTTTAAAGAAATTAATGCAACAAAACACAATGGTGTATTTTGTGCAGATCCTACGCAGGTTTCAGTAAATGCCGCACCACAAACATTAGCAGATAATCCACATGTTACTGATAATACACAAAAGTATGTAGGTATGTATCCAGCAATGGACGGACATAACACATCTGCATTTAATTCAGTAGAACCTTATGATGGTTCTGGTATGACAATAGGTTATGCACAAGGACATTTTATTGATGCATATATTAAAAATATTAGAGTAGAAAATCCATGGGATGCTGAAGAAGCATTTTCAATTTTAAACAGAGCAACTCATTCGACAGGCACAAGTGCTAAAGCAAAAATTAATATTAATGCAGTAGCAACTCATAATGGTGCAAGTGACATTTTTATTGGAGCATACGGCGGACCAACAGACAATGGCGGATACGGTTCTGTACAAATTCATTCTGCATCACAAGGTGATAATCCTGCAAATGTTTATATGCATACTTTAGGTAAAGGTAATGCATTAAGTTCGATTGATATTATAGCAAAAAGTGACGGTAATCATACTGCTGGTACACAAGAAAGTAAAGTGTACATTAAAGCATACAATTCACCTACAGACAATACAGACGCTAATATAACTACTTTTCCATATGGTCAACGGTATAAGGGAGATAGTGCAACTGCAATAGGAACTAGCACAAATGCAAGTGACGGAAATGAAGTTCACATTCAAGCAACCGACATGATTGTTATAGAAGGTGCGTCAGATGCGACTGGTAGAACACATAATACCGAAGGTTCGCAAGTTACTAGATTTGTTGTAGATGCTACCGATCAATTTTTGCATGGTAATTTACACATAGGAGCAAAAGCAGCCGAGACAACTTGGGATAGCAATGTATACCTTAACGCAGATATAGGCTCACATGTATTTCCATCAGACGATGCAATATGGGATTTAGGTGCTACAAATTACGAAAATGAAATCTCAAAACTGCATGCCAATTTAACTGATAATGGTAGTGCAAGTGATAAGCGATGGAGGACTGTTTATACAACAAAACTTAGTTCTGGTAGTAACTCACAAACAGGCGAAGTAGAAGGTGATTGGTCCTTAACAAGCGGGTCGACATTCCAGTCAACATATACTGCTGACTTAGCAGAACGATACGAAGCCGATGATGTTATAACACCAGGAACAGTAGTAGCAATAGGCGGTGATAAAGAAATAACCGCAACAACAACAGAAAATGACACTGAAGTATTTGGAGTAATATCAACTGACCCTGCTTTTATTTTAAACGGCGGTGCAGGAACAGATGAAACTCATCCTATGGTAGCAATGTCAGGTCGTTGTCCTTGCAAGGTTGTAGGAAAAATAAGTAAAGGTGATAGGTTAGTTTCTTCATCTACAAAAGGCAGAGCTAGAAAAGCAGACTTGACAAACGATTCTGTTTTTGCTATAATTGGAAGAGCATTAGAGGCTCACGACTCTGATGGAGAAGGTACTATAGAAATAGCCGTTACTAGAAACTAATAGGAAACTAGATGGCAGAACATGTCGATGTAACTGGTGCCGCCAATAGCGGTGATCCGGCACCAGATAATATACAATCACAACATATACGAAGATTAGAAAAAGATCTCTGGACTGCCTTTTGGGGTCCTGGTGTTGCGTTAGCAAATATAGATGCAGGCAACGAGCAACAAAGAGGAGAAGGATGGAATCAAGGTTCTACTGATGCTCCGTCTATGGGAGTAGTTTCAGGTAATCCTGCTGCTTATAATGATCCAACAGGTGTTACTGCAAGTGATCCTGCAGATGTAAACCCAGCAAGTCCTGTAGATTTTGCTAGAGGGGATGCTCATGATCCTACTGCATCGTCAGTAAACAGAGATCATTTAAATGCAATTATACGCAGAGTAAACGAATCAATAAGCAGAACAGGACATTCTACAGGTGGTACATTTGCAAACATAGTAAGAAAAGACGAAGTAACAGATTGGGGTGCATTACGTGGATCTAATTTACCTAATCCTCCAGGAGGAAGTGAGACAGCCTCAGTAGAAGTAGGATTAGCAGATGATCAAAGTAGAGTTAGAGATGATCATTTTAATACACTTTCTGATGAAATAGAATATATAAGAGATAATGCAGGTCCTCCCGGAAGATGGAATTATGGAAATTATAGCGATGCAACTGTAGGTGCATGGACACACGAAAATAAAAAAACAGCAGAAGAAACTATAAGTTGGGGTAGTGATTATTGGGCTCAAAGTGCAACAACTCCTTGGCCGTGGAGTGCGTCGGGTGGTACTAATTATTATAAAAATTTACCATTTAGTGAAGTTAGATATAAGTTTGATAATTGGAACACTTTTAGATATTGGTTTAATCAAGGAGGAAATTTAACTGTAACTCCTTACCATGGCAGTGGATCGAGCGGATTTGCAACATGGCATGCAATCGCAAGTGGTAAACATTTACTAGGTGTAACAAAACCTTCAGAAGACGACGGCGATAAATCAGGTACTAATGTCAGTCTATTAGATAGTGGAAGCCTTCATAATTTAGGTTATAGCGGAACTGGTAATTTTAGAGTTACCGGAACTGTTAATAGAATATGGGCTCTTCCCGAACAAGCAAACTATTGTTCTGTAGGAAGCAGTGGATATTACCATTTTGGTAATTGTCCTACAGGAATACATACTGACGAAACAGCATGTAATGCAGATACAACTAGTAGAGGACATATTAGCGGAACTAATTGGAGAACTACTGCCGTTCCTATGGTAACAGTACAAGGTTCGACTTTTAATACAGCATATGGCGAACATGATGTTTTTTCTATAGGTGATCATTATGAAGCAGAGATAGAAAGTGTTAATGCTAATGTTGCTACATTAAAAAGAAAACCTAGAAATTCTTTTAATCAAGAAGCAAGTGATATAACCAATGGTACATGGGTTATGTCTAGATGGTTTCGGGCAATGGCATTAAAAGGAGATGCGGCTTTGTACGGTGGAAGCAGATCAGAAGGAGATCCTGAGGGATATGTTTTTATGGATTGGCGAATAGTTCATAGTCTTACAGATACCGATCATAGTATTATAGTAAGATGTAGTTATGATAATAGTATGAGTGCTATGAACATGGCTAGTGCCACAATACGAATGTATTATGGAATTAGAAAACCAAATAGTATGTTTCAATTTAATGCCGAAGGCACACCGGCAGTATATGTAAACTTTTCAACAGACGAAGATGATTCGGATGAACGAGAAAGAATAACCATGTCATAAAAGGAGAGTATGGATAGTAAATTAGAAAAAGCATTAGACTTTTCAAACTTTAGACAAACCCTGTATAATCAACAACAAACATTATTTTCAAAAGTAGAAGACCTAAAACTTCTAACATACAGAGACAGACTTATTAAAACAACAGAACAACTTATTGCATTAACTAAAACTATGATTGATTTAGAGTATGCAGAATTTGTTGTAGATGATGTTAATGGAAATCCTGTTAAAATAGACGATCCAAAAGACTTTTTAGAAAATATTGTTTACACATATGCAAATGCAAAAAATGAACACTTTCAAGGATACGAAAAAATCCGAAAAGCAAGATCAATTAAAAAGCTCGTTAACTTCGAGTAAAGGCGCAATATTTTTTGCGTATAATAACGAACAAATAGATTATATTAAGTTAGCATGTTTAAGTGCGGCTTCTGTAAAAAAGCATTTAAACTTGCCTTGTACTATAATTACTGATTTTGGTTCTTTAAACCATTTTGAAGGATCAGATGATTCTAGCTTTATAAAAAATATTATGCAAGAATCATCTTGGGCAATTACCTTCGATACATCAAAAAAAATTCCAAATGTAGTTAATCCTAATGGAATATTAACAAAATTATTTAATAATATTATAGTACACGAAAAAAATGAATCTACACCAAATGTACGCAATTATTATGACACACCATATGCTAATTATAAAGCACAATTTAATAATTTAAATAAACATGAAGTATTTGAATTATCACCATATGATCAAACTATATTATTTGATGTAGATTTTTTAGTCAATAATGCTATACTAAATTTAGCTTTTGATGTAAATTCGCCTATACAATTATACAGAAATGCACAAACACTAAAAAATATAGAACCTGACCATAATTTAGATAAAAGATTGAATGATGTAGGCATTCCGTTACATTGGTCGACTATTATATATTTTGATAAATCACCTATGTCTAAAATGTTTTTTGATATGTGGGCCCATGTAAAAGAAAACTATGATTATTATCAATCTTTGTATAAATTTCCAGAAGGACTATATAGAACAGATTTTGCAGTTAGTATTAGTATGCACTTATTAAAAAACTTTGTAGAATATACAGATGATTTGTTTGCCGAATTACCAGGCTCGCCTATGAAGTATATGGCATACAAAGATGATATTGCAAGTGTAGATAAAAATGGTATTGTGTTTTTTGCAAATAATTACAAAGAAGAATGGAACAATATTTTGACTTATAGCGAAGGCGAGAACTTACATATGATGAATAAACGTGCAGTTGATAGACACTATGATAAATTAATGGAGTTATATGTCTAGAGGTTATTTAATATATGCAGTAGACGAACCTTATATTAGTAAGGCACAAACTCTTAAAAAAAGTATAGAGCATCATACTAATGATGATGTAACAATTATATCGGACAATTTCCCATACGAAGATATTACTAAAAAATCAGAGTGGCATAAAAATACATTTACAAGCAATTTATTAAATTTATGGCAATTATATTGGGTCACTCCGTATGATGAAACTATTGTGCTAGATGCTGATATGTTATTTCTTAATGACTATTCTTATTGGTGGAATTATTTGTCTAAATTTGATTTATTATTTCCTAATACAATAATAAATTATAAGCAAGAAACAATAAAACATGAGCAGTATGATAAAATCTTAACAGAACATGGGATCCGTCCTGCATATGAAAAAATGTTTTACTTTAAAAAAGGACAAGTAGCCCAAGAATTATTTACAATATTAGAACAAGTATTAAAAAATTATAGATCTATAAGTTTAGAAATATTTCCTAATAAACGACCTACATCACTTAGGACTAGTCATGTATTTCCTGCTTGTTTAAAGATGTTAGGCATCGAAGATACTATATATGATAAAAATAATGTGTTTAAATATATAGATATGAAAGTATCTTGTTTAAATGCTCCTGTTAAAAAATGGGACGAAGATTTATATTATTGGGGGGACATGACTAATTTTTATGTAGAAAACTTTAATCAATATTATCCATTACATTATCGAAATGCAGATTTATCTTCAACATAATAAATGGACAGGTGCCATCGAGGGAATAAATGTTTCTGCTGGAGAAAATTGTTCGCTAATAGAAAATGACAGAGTTACCAAAATGCTACAAGGTAACAACATGCAGGATTATATAGTGTTTAATGGAGAATTGCTTAAAAAAGATAATGTTCTTAGAGTACCGTTAGAAAAAAAATTTACAAATATAGAATACGGTAAAAATGCAACTGTTAAATTAAATGTTTATCCTGACGATGCATTAATTAAAGTAAAAATTAATCAATATTTTTTACAAGAATTGATCGACCCGTTTCAATTTGATAACATACAGTTTGTTCATCCTGTGTTAAAAGTATTTCTCCATTCTAAAAAAAGTCCCGAATTGTTAGGTACGTTAGAAATAGATTTAAATGATTATATTAAATACGGAGAATATAAACAAGATATCTCTACAGTTTTAAGTAAAGTAAATATAGAAGATTTGGTATTTAAAACCCAACGATGTTTCGAAAAATATGCATATGAAATATTAGAGTCGGATAGAATAAAAATTAAAAAAATCGATAGAAATTTAATAGACAAGGATATTCATCTAGAGATTGTAAAATTTAGTGATTGGGATTTATTAGTTAGAAATCATATACATTATTGGCAAGAATTTGATTCTGTTTTAAATGATAAAATTACAATTTTTTTTACCGATAGAAAAAATAGAAATAAATTAGAAACTAGTTTTTCTTTTAAATTAGCAGATATAAAAGGAAACAATTTTATTAAAATTAAATTACCATGGCAACATATAGATAATATTTTTTTAGAAGATAAAGAAATCCATGTTAATAAAAAATATCTTAAAGTAAAATATACAAATGAAAATACCAGTAACTGAACTAGACATTATATTCATCTCATATGATGAACCTAACGCTAATGCAAATTTCGCAGACTTGCAAAGTAAGTGTCCTTGGGCAAAACGATCACATGGTGTGTTTGGTAGTGATGCTGCACATAAAGCCGCATCGGCGTTATCTGAAACTGACAGATGGGTCGGAGTTGATGCAGATAATATTGTTGATCCTGATTTTTTTGGTGCAGAAATTGATACAGATAAAATAGAAGATGATTGGGTAATTAGTTGGTCAGGTAAAAATGATGTTAATGG